ATTAATTCTAACATTTCTGCTCGACCATGTTTCTTTTCGTATCGTTCAAGCATTGACCTTGCGTGTGGTTTATAAGCACGTCGTAGCCAGCGCACCCAACAACACTCGTTATTAAAATTAAAACGACCACGATTTTCATTACATAATTCACAACTCATTTAAGCTTTAAAGCTTCCCTAGCAAATTTAATTCCAATTTTTAATCTGTATTCGCCCTTTGCTTCTTGTTCTAATATTTTTTTAGCCCAAGCTTTAGGATCGGCTGGCTTTAAAATAACTTTAGATAACATTTCTTTTGCCTTTTCTTTGTTATGTTCAATTTGATATGGAGTAATATTTCTAGGCAACATTTTTATGTAAGGTTTAGGTGAATGTGATTTACATAAAGAAACAATATCGAATACTGTAGGCATATATTGATTTTTATTAACCCATTCATCAAAAGACTTGCTCACAATATTAAATTCATATTCTTGTAATTTATAAAACCATACTCTTAAAGCTTCAGGAGTAAAATTTTGTTTTGAATATAAAAGCGTAACTGTATTCATCATGTCTCTAAATCTACGCTTTTCCTCAATATCATCTATCAAAACGGACTCCCTTCAATTGGTTGTTCATCTTCCCATTGGTGCGCCCTAATCCAAGTTGCTGGATAAGGAACCCATTTTCCATCGTCTTTAATCCAATCTTTACTTTTCACTTGCCATTCCAATGCCTTTAAAACTAAATCTATATTTGGTTTATTTTGTTTCCATGCTTTCCTTGCATCCTCTTTTTTAGTCTTTCTAGGAAATACCGACCAAAACTCATTAAAGCCATCTTCAGGAATCAGTTTAAGGGAATCAGGAATCAGTAAGAGGGAATCAGCACGAGTAGTTCCGATTATATCGGAAGTTGTTCCGTCTATGTCAGGAATTTCACTACCAGCCTCTCTTTCATTCTTATGTGGATTTTGATGTTTTTCAAAATTAATAATCTTTATATAGCTTTCATCTTCAATCTTATAAACTTGAACAAACCCAGCTCTTTCAAGGCTTTCAACAGTTTTCTCAATATCTATATCGTCATAAGGTAAAAGCTGTATTTTTAATCTTTTAGGCCTATATTCTAGGCATCCTTTATAGTCACAAACAGTCCATAAAGCTATAAAAGCTAAACGGTCTATTGGTGCTAATTCAGCCAATTCTTCATTTTGAAAGAAACCAGGCTTTATATTTCTTGCTCTTGCCATTTTTAGTCCTTAAATTTGCGTTTTAGGAAGATTTCAGGGAATTTAAGCTTAATTTTTGCTGGTATTCCCCTAGTTTTCCATAGATTTACCTTTATTCTGTCATGGTGGGTAAGCAATCCAAGCTTCCTAGCAAGTTTCGTGCCACCCCCATAATATTCAATGATTTCTCTATCCGTCATAGGCATACTATAATCCTTTTTAAATTTATAATCTAAAATTATTTAACAAAAATGTTTAAATAATGCTTGCAATATAAATCTTTTTATTTAAAATAGCAACTGTAGTTTTTAATTTATGGAGGAAATTATGAAAACAAAAGGCATGATCGTTACGGTTCTAGCAATATATCTATATGGAGCTTTATGGCTCTATTTCTTATATCCAATACTTTGCAAACATTTCGGAGCTTAATATGACTATCCAACAAGAATATGCAGAAGATTTAATTGATACTGACCCAGTAGAAGTTTTAGCCCACATGGATATGGAACAACTAGCTGGCACAATTCGTGCTTTATATTGGGCTAATGAACGTGGCGATATGATTAGTGTTAATATTTTTGCCAAATCTATAAGTAATGCCTTTTTTGAGGAAGCGATGGGTATTACAGAAAAAAAGTTAAATGAAGCTAATGTTTATCAAGGCCCTTATGACCAAATGTATGACATGGGCCATTCACATGGGGATTTTCTATGATTAACTATATTAGAGATGTCATATTTTTATATACAAAAGGCTTTAGATTTAAAAAAGCCATTCAATTAGCAAAACAATTAAGGAGCGGTAGATGATTACTTTTAACGAATTAAAAAAGATTAATGTTAATGACCATACGGAAAAGAAAGGCAATTTAACGTATCTTTCATGGGCTTGGGCAGTCGATCAATTATTATCTAATGATTCACAAGCCACATGGGAATATAAAGAGCCACGTCAATTTGGCGATACTTTAATGGTATTTTGTTCTGTCACAGCTTTTGGTAAAACTATGACAGCACAACTTCCTGTATTAGATTACAAGAACAAAGCTGTAATGAATCCTGACGCTATGGCAGTTAATACAGCTATGCAGCGTTGTTTAGCTAAAGCAATCGCATTACATGGTATTGGTCTTTATATATACGCTGGCGAGGATTTACCACAATCTGAACCTACAACCCAAGATGAATTAGAAGAAGCTATTAAAGAAATTAATAAAGCTGAATCTATTGAGGAATTAATGGCTATATATAAGCAACACGCAAACTTTGACCAGGCATCATTAGCAAAGTTAAAGAAATATTTATCTGATCGTAAACTTGAACTAGGGGAATAATATGAACCAACAAGAACGTTTAACCGAGTATTTAGAAAAGCATGGCAAGATTGATCCATTAAAAGCTTGGACTCAATTAGGCATATATAGATTAGCCGATACTGTTTTTAACTTACGCAAAAAAGGTTATGACATAACAACTACAAATAAAAAAGTTAAAAATAAATTTAAAGAAGTTTGTGTGGTAGCTGAATATAAATTGGAGGGTTCAAACAATGTCTGAAATCATAACTCAAAATACACCTGCCTGGATGGAACAGCGCAGAGGCCATGTTACTGCATCACGAGTGGCAGACATACTTGCTAAAACTAAAACAGGCCCAAGTGCTAGCAGACAAAATTATTTAATTGAGTTGGCCATTCAAAGAGTAACAGGCGTTATTGAAGAAGGCTACAAAAATGAAGCCATGCAACATGGTTCTGAAAAAGAACCGTTGGCACGCCAGGCTTATGAATTGCTTACCGAAAATTTTGTTGAAGAAGTTTCATTTATAAAACATAAAACAATTGAATGGTATGGCGCATCACCTGACGGAGTTATTCATATTGAAAAAAATGCTGGCAGAATGGGATTGGTTGAAATAAAAAATCCGTTTAGTAGCGCTGTTCATTGGTCATACATAAAAGCAGATGAACCACCAACAAAATATAAAATTCAAATGATGGCTCAAATGTCTTGCACAGGAGCTGAATGGGTAGATTTTTTTAGTTACGATGATAGATTTCCAGAGGGCAGCAGGCATTTTCTTAAACGCATGATGCGTGACAATAAATTTATTGAAGAAATGGAAAAAGAAGTAAAAACGTTTTTAGATGAAGTAGCCAAGGAAGTTAGGCTTATGGAAGCTAGACAATAGTGAAAAATGGTATAATACAACTTGGCAATAACACAGGGGGGTCATTTATGATCGACCAGGCACTTCTTTGTCTTGCGCAAACTATCTATATGGAAAGTAGCGTAGAACAAAAAGAAGCACAAATCGGTGTTGGCTATGTCCTTATGCGTAGAGCTGACTTTGATCCAAAACAGGTGTGTTACGAAATGAGAAAACCTTATCAGTTTTCTTGGTATGGAAAAGTAAAACCACCTGAACATAAAGAAATCAATCCATACTTTCTTGATCTTGCATGGCGCATCATGCACAAGTTAGAGCCTGATTATTCTTATGGCGCTTTAAATTTCCACGATACTTCAATAAAAAAACCTCAATCATGGTTCAAATTAAAAAAAACTGTTCAATGGTCGCACATGATTTTCTATAAAATGGAGGAAACAAAATATGCTCAATATTGAGTTATATACCAAACAGCTTAATGGATTAGATATTCAATCCATGATAAAAGAAACAAAATTAAAAGAACCTCAACCTGATATTACCCTAGATTATTATGTTTATCGTGGTAAAAAAGGTTATGCAAGTTTTATATCTGCTAACAATAAAGAACGTCAAAGAGGATGCAATTTGCAATTAATATTTGACGGCGAAACAAATTTGCTAAAGAATGTCAAATTTATTGAAATTAAACATAAGGAAAACCAATGGAAGAAATAACAGACTTTGTAGTAAAAGTTTTAATTATTTTAGGTGGTCTAGGTTTATTGTTTGGCGCTTTTTTTATAATTGAACTTCTGTTTAGGAATCATGTATGCCATTAAATCGCGAACAATTATTAGAGGCGGTTGAAGCTTTTAATAAAACAGGCAGCGAAACTAAAGCCGCAGAGCTGTTAGGTATTAAACGAGCTTGTTTACAAGGAAGATTAAAAGCAGCAAAGTTAGCAAATCTATATACAGCTTTACCACCTGAAACACAACTCCCACCTGAAGTAGCCTTAAAAGATAAAATAAGAACCCTAGAAGCACAAATAGCTTCATTCAATCGTGACGTATTAAGTGAAAATTATGTTAAGACTAAAATCCTTAAAATGTCAGAAAAGAAGCCTTCACCACCTAGCTGGTTATTAAAACCAGGATCAAGTAAATCAGCGCCAGGCGTTCCTACATTATTTGCATCCGATTGGCATTGGGGTGAAAATGTAGACCCTAACCAAGTTAATAATGTCAATTCCTACAACATGAAAATAGCACATAAACGTGCTAAAAAGATGATTGAAGTGGCTATTGACCTATTAAACAATCACATGGTTAATCCAAAGTATCCAGGTATTGTATTTGCTTTAGGCGGTGATATGGTGTCAGGCGATATACATGAAGAACTTATGGCTACCAATGACGCAGAAATTATGCCTGTGGTTATAGACCTATTCGGTGTGCTAATTTGGTGCATAGAAACGCTTGCTGATCGTTTTGGCAAAGTATTTGTGCCATGCGTAGGCGGTAATCATGGTAGAAATACCCATAAAATACGAAATAAGGGTAGAAACTTTACATCTTTTGATTGGCTAACCTATCAATTCCTAGCTAAACACTTTGAATCTGATAGCCGAGTATCGTTCCATATTCCTGATGGCCCTGACGCGTTATACGCGATTTATAATCATAAGTATCTATTGACCCATGGCGATCAATTTCGTGGCGGAGATGGCGTTATTGGAGCTTTAGGCCCTATTATTAGAGGTGACCATAAGAAACGGTCTAGAAACGCCCAAATTGATATGGAATATGACACTATGATAATTGGTCATTTTCATCAATTAATACAATTAGAACGACTTATTGTAAATGGATCGCTAAAAGGGTATTGTGAATATGCCTACAGCAACAATTTTGGTTTTGAACCCCCTAGACAAGCTTTATGGATAACCCACCCTTATCATGGTATTACTTTCTCAATGCCTGTTAATGTGGATGTATCCTTTGAAAACTCTGATAAGTCAGAATGGGTAAGCTGGAAAGGTTAATATTAACTAATTAGGGGAATTTCTTATGTCGCTGCTCACCCCTGAATATTTAGCTAAACTTTATACTACGTTTGCTAAATTGCCGCCATTTGATAAATATGCTTTACCAAGCGCAAGTGCTATTGAATGGAAAGTCATTAAAGACAAAAGGGTATGTGGTTATTTTCATGCAGACCCATTAAAAATAGAAATATCTAGTAGTTATTGCAAAAAGTTCAGAATATTATCTGAAACTATATTGCATGAGATGATCCATTTAGTTTTATATCATTGTAAAAAATATGAGCATTATGATGAACATAAGCTTGAATTTTATAAATTAGCAGTAGAAGTATGCAAAGTGTATGGGTTTGAAATAAGAAAACTTTAATGGAGGAAGTTATGGAAGTAGATCAAATATTAGAAGATAGAGAAGTAACCCATGGCGATTTTGAAATGAAAGCTATGTGGATTCAAGAAATCATGGAAAATTTAGTGGGTTTATATTCTTATCAAAAAATGGAAGCAGATAAGAAAGAAGCTATCCACATGATCCTAGTTAAATTAAGCAGAATTTTATATGGCAACCATGACCATAAAGATCATTGGGATGACATTGCTGGATATGCTCAATTAGTATCTGAACGTCTTAAAAATAAATAATGATTTTACTGATGGATATGTATATAAATGAGCATAATATAAACATATACACAATAACGTGTATATAAAATAGCAAAATATAAACATATAGGAGAATATTATGTGGACAACCCCATCAGCAACTGAAATGAGATTTGGTTTTGAAGTAACAATGTATGTAATGAATAAATAGTTATAGGGTAGGGCGCAGATTTAATAGTTATTACATGACAAAGAGAAAGCCACAAAATCTTCGCCTTACAATATCCTCTGATGGTGGCTTGACCGCCCTAAATATTTACCAATAGCAAATAGCGTATTCTATAGCCAAACGTAAAGGCAGGCTGATAATACAAAGAAGGCACATAATAGTGACAAGCGCAACAGATACAAAAACCATTTCATCCATTATTCAGAACGCATATTAGGTAATGGATGTGCTTTTAAAAGATCAGTTTTTTCGTGAGCTTTTAATTCTTTTTCCAATTCCATTACTTTAGCACGTTCTTTTTTCCATTCGCGTTCTACAACGTAATGTTTGCCTTCTGAACGAATAGCTGGCTTTTCAGCTTTGTAGGTAGGTTTAGTTGCCATAATGTCTTGTTCCTTGTTTATCAATAATTAATTGTTCTAATCTTGGTTCTTTGCCTTCTTCAGCGAATCCAATGTGACACCATCTATCATACTCCAAAATGACTTGATCGTATTGAATACCACTAGAAATAATAGCGTTAACAATGTCCACAGGGCTACCAAAAGCAGGGCAAATAATGTCAGCAGCCAATCCCCTAACGTGTGCAGAAGTCGGCTTACTTCCCAACATTCCATTAACAAGTAGGCAACGATAAGCGCTATTAATATGTATAGGATGTCCAAGTAAACGCCTCACACTTTCTAAATTTAATGCCAATGTCTTTAAATTATCTAATACTTTAGGGTCAGTTGGCGTATTGTCAATGCCATTACGGTCAGCTATTTCTGACGCGTAAAGTTCCTCAAAAGTAAAATGTTCAGTTATATTCATTCTTCAGATTGCGCTTGTTTAGTAGGTGTTGAATGATAAAGCATTTGATCTTTTATTTGACTGCCATGAGATGAGCCAAAATAAAAAGATATAACGCCAGTCCATGCAGTTCCTAATGAACCTAACATAATCATTAAAGCATTGTTTGACGGATCAACTTTATTAAAAAATAATAAAATTAAAATACCAAAAAATCCAATAGTTGTAATAGCAGCCAATATAGCTGGAATATTTGACTTTGTAGCCATTTCCATATTACGAGCAGATACAGAATCAGCCACTTCTATTTTAGCAAAGTCAAGGCCTAATTCTTGTGCTTGACGTTGTAATTCTAATTCGGCTAATTTAACTTGTGCAATTTGATCTGCATTAAGTTTATTAGATTGAATTATGTCATTGACTTCATGTGGCGCTACATTTAAAGCTTTAGACAAAACAGTCACAGCTAAACCTGCTAATGGGCCACCTAATGCACTAGCAACTGTTGGTGCTATTTGTAATAACCAATTCATTTTCTTTTCTCGTGTTCTTCTAAAATACGGATACGAACATTAAGTTCTGATATTTCTTTGTTTAACTCCTCTTTCATTTTAACTCTTTCTGCAGCAGATAACGGACTATCTGTTGGAACGCCTTGTGATGTTATTAAAGCAGGCATTTTAGATTTAATGTCAATTAAATCGTTTTGCATAGAAGTCATAGACGATAAAAGCCATGCAATCGCTGAAATGATTACAGGAAATAACATTGACGTTATTTTAGAAAAATCCATTATTGAGCTACAGTTGTTGTAGCGCCATTTTCATTAATTACAGGCGTAGGAGCTACTTGTGTAGGAACAGGTGCATCTACTATTGGTGATACTGCAAGTGCAGATATTGCAACTTCTGCTTTCTTATGAGCAATTTTGCCAATGAGTGTTTCAACAGCCAAAATAACTGCTCTTACATAACCTACTAATGTTTTAATTACTTGTAATACTGACTGAACAACAGCCCATAAATCTTTAATTAATTGCATATAAACTCCTTATTTTAAAAGATTACTTATTAATAATAACAATACTGCACCGACTGAACCTAACAATATTGTTTCTAAACGCTTTAGTCTTGCATTAATTGCTTCATATCTTAATGCACAAATTTCCTCGTGTGTGCTTAATCTATGATCTACTTCATCTAAACTATGCTTTACCATGATTATGACTTCATAATATACGCTAATGCGTAGTATGGAGGAATATTAGCACCTGTGCCACTTGTTCCTGTAGATGAGTTTGTTGTAGCAACAGTAATGCCTGTTGTTGCTGATTGAGTAACGTCAACATATCCACCAACAGTATTAGCCGAAAGATTTGTATTATTATTTGCTTGACTGCTTCCTCCTCCATTTCTCCATGGCACATTATGAGCATGGCCTGGATCAGTTACAACTGAAGTTGCAGTATGAGTATGAGATACAACAATTAAATCAGCAGAACCGCCTGTTTGAGATACTGAATAAGTATTTCCAGCACCAATAATAAATCTATCTCTTAAATCAGGAGTTCCGTTTGTGCCATCACATAAATAATAACCACTAGGAATAGAACCAATCGCACCTGACCATAAAACAATAACTCCGCTTGGCAATGTAGGTGCAGATGTAGGAATAGTTCCAATAATTCCATATAAATTATCGTATGTTGCTATTAATACATCATTAGAATCTTTTAATACTAATTTATAGTTATATCCTGCGCTAAACCATAATTCGCCACTAATACGACCATCTGTGCCTAAAATAATAGGATTAGCATTAGGAATTAATCCATTGTAATCTTGATAAGTAGCTAATGGTGTAGATGATCCAGCTTGATAAGTGTATATTTTTCCACCTGCAAGAGGTTGCCCTGTTGTTCCTAAAAAATTTATGCCGTTTCCGACTGGTGATAAATTGACTGACATATTTATTGTTTCCTAGCTTGTGGGACTGATTGTAAATAAGCATTAAATTCTGAAATCGGAATTCTTTGCGCTTGAATTCGTTTAGGTAGTTCCAACATAGTTCTTCGTATGCCTGGCTTTAATCCTTGCTCTAAATACATTGCTGCAGCAGGATTGTTTATAATTGTTTGCAAACCTTTTGGAAGTGCATATACTAATCCAGCGGCTTCTGCTGCGCTTTCTAAATCACCTTTATATAATCCATAAGCAGCTCCTGTAATTGCAGCAGGCGCATATTGAGTAGTTAATCTTGCAACTGTTCCACTATTTGGCAATCTATTAGGTAATATCATTTTACCTGCTGCAGCTAATTTAGCTAATTCAGGGTCTTCAGCATAAAAAGCATTACGTTTACCTTTAGTGGTTAATGAATTATATAATAATGAAGGGCTAACACCACCTTCAACATTTTTTAAAGCAATATCTTCAATTTTACGCATATTACCCCATTGTTTATTAGCTTCTTTTAATTGAGCAACCAATTCTTTGTTTCCTGCAGCTTCTGCTGAATCACTTAATCCTTTATTTAATACATCTTTTAAATCTCTTGCATAAGAAGCTACGTCTTTATCTGCACTTCCTGATAATTTATCTAATGTGCGTTTAATGGTTTGATATTGTGGACCACTTATTTGATTGCCTTCTTTTGAAGCTTTATCAATAATATTTTTAATATTTTTATCAACAATTCCATATTGAGAATCATTTAATACATTTTTAGCTTCTTCATCTAAAGATGAAAGATTATTTAAAAATTTATCATCTGCTTTAATATTAATTTTATTTGCAATTGAATCATAAAGATTACCAATTCTGGTTTGTGCTTTAGATATAACTTCTGGAGTAATTTCTGTTGTATCTTCACCCATAGTTTTAGCAATAGCTTTAGTAAAAGCTTTGTTTTGTGTTGAAGTAAATAAATTTTGTGCGCCAGCAGTAAATGGATTGTCATTAAGAGATTCTTTTACTCTTTCTAATAATGCAGAACCTGTTGTTTGTGCTGCATTTAAAGGAACGCCAGCTTTTTTAAGAATATCAACTGATTGTTTACCAATATCACCCAAAGCGTCTTTTACAGGTTGAGCAACTCTACCTAAAGCATTAACTGCGCCTAAACCTAACATTCCCATAGTTGCACCTGCTGCAGTATTAAATGCCTTATTTTCTTCAGGTAAAGTTGGTTGTAATGCGCCTTGTGCAGCGCCTAACCCTGCTGCAGCTTTGTATGTTGATGGATTTAATAATGCTTCACCTGCACGAATAGCATTTAATTCTTTTAATGCTAAACCACCTCCTTTTAATGCCAAGCCACCAGCTAAAGATGTTCCAATATCACCAGCTAAATAACCTGTAACACCACCAGCAGTTTTCATTAATGGTGCATATTCTTCACGTTCTTTTAATATTTCTTTAGGAGTTTGTTCAATACTTTCTTTAGCGCTTGGTAATCCAAATTGAGCGCCAAATTTATCTAATGCTGCAGTTGCTTCAGGATATTCTTTTGCAATTTCTTTTACAGGCATATCTACTAATTGTTTTGCGCCAAGACTTAAATCTCTAAATCTTTTTTGTAATCCTTCTAAAGATTGCTGACCAAAAGACATTTTTTCAAATTTATTAGGTTCTTTAGCTGCAGTTGTTTCAGTAATTGGAGTAAATTCTAAATCAGATGGTATTTCATTAGTTTTAACATCGGCAGATAAAGGCGTAAATTCTAAATCTTGTGGCACAGTTAATTTTGAATTTACTTTTGTAAGATAATTTTTAGTTTCTGTTGCAGGAGGCTCTGCTCCTTGCGATACAGCTTCACCTGCTTTTGTGCCACCATTATAATGAGCTAAAGCGGCTTGAACACTTCCGTATTGTTTTACTAAATCAGACAAATATTGTGCTGCGCCATGAGCAGAACTTACAGGATCGTTGACATCAACTCCATAAGCTTTTGCTGTTTCAGGCATAAATTGAAATCTACCTTTAGCACCTTTAGGGCTAATAGCTGTATCATCGCCACCACTTTCTGTATCTTGAACAGCAGATAAAGTGCCAGCAGGTAATCCGTAACGTTCTTCTAATGATTGATATAAATTATCCATTATTTAGGTAAAACAGTCCCATCTTCATATTTAATATAAGTAACGCCATTTTTTGTTGCTTGTGCTACAGGTTTACCATGATTACCTTGTGCAGGTTCTTTAGATTTTTGTTCGCCTATTTTAGGAATATATCCTTGTTGACGTAAAAATTGTTGAACTTCACCAAAATGTGAAGCTGGATTTACAGTTCCATTTTTAAGTTTTTGAGTTAAAAAGTCTTGTTCTGCAAAGTCTTTTTGAGCTAATTTATCTGTAAAATCAAACAAACGATTTAATGCTCTAGGGTCTGTGCTTACAGTTGGATTATTTTTAAGGAAATTTTCAACTTCTGCAACTCTTGCTTGATCGCCACCTGCAGCCTGTCTAACACCTGCAATAACGCTTTGAGCCAAAAATTTATTAAATGATTGAACAGCAGATAAATCACCACCTGCAACTCTGTCAACCAAATCTTGTGACGCACCAATTGCTTGTAATTTTTGTGCTAATGCTGCATAAGTTTGAGAGCCAGCGCCAGGTTTAAATTGCTCCATTAATTTTCTAGCTTCAGAAGTTCTTAAAAGATTATTGGTGCTTGCTTGAACTCTAGTTGTTAAATCTTTTTGATAATCGCTAAAATTTTGAACACCTGATGTTGAAACACCTGTTTTTAAAGTTGCTTCTGCTGTGCTTGGATTTGCATTTTGTATTGACGCATTAGCAGATTGTCCTGCAATTGTAGTTTCACCAGTTGATGGTGTAATTCCAACAAATTGACCTGCAGCATTTGTTTTAACACTTGGTAAGTTTTGTTGTGCTTGTATGTCTGCTCCACCTAATCTTTGTATGCCTTGATTTAAATATCTACTAAAAGCTTCAGGTTGTTGCATTGCTAATTGATAATAAGGTAATGTTAATTTTTTAACTTCTGATGGAGTTAATCCTGCATTTTCTGCATCAATTTCATGTTGACCCATTAATTTAATAATTTTATTTGAAGCGTCTTGTCTTTGTTCAGGTGTTGCATCTAATGGTAATTTTGATGCAGCAATAACATCAGGTTCATTCATTAGTGGACTAAATGTATTTAATGCAATACCAAGTTTTTCTTTATTTAAAGCTAATTGTGTTTTGGCGGCTTGAGTTTGTGCTGTTTGAACATCTGCTTGAGTTTTTTGAACTTCAAGTGGATTAATTTGTTGCGCTTGTCTATAAGCTTGCGCACCACGAGCCATATTAAGTAAATCAGGCAACGTATATTGTTGTGGGCCTTTTACATTTAAAGATATTGAAGGATCGATATTAAATGCCATAATTGTTCCTTTAAACTGTTAATCCTGTATCAAAAAACGAATTATTAAAAGATGAGCCACCATTTAAATAATTACTAATTGATCCGCCAATTCCACCAATATTAGGCAAAGAATTATAAGAATTTGATCCTAATAAACTTCCTAATTGGAATTGATTTGCAATATTATTAATGCCACCTGAATAAGCATTGGCTTGACCTACTAAACCTGCTGCTTGGGCTGCCGCAGCACCTGTAGTTAAGTTAGCTGCATTAGTTCCATAGTTAGTAGCTAAATTATTAGATTGACTTTGTGCAGATTGACCAATACCAGCTATTGAAGCTAATGTGTTATAAATATTGCCACGTTGTGATTGATAATTATTAAATGCGTTTTGATAAGCATTACCTGCAAAATTTTGTGAATAATCTTGCATAGCTTTTAAAGAATTACCGCCTACAAGACCGCCTGTTGAATTTAATTGATTAGCTAAAGCACCTTGACCTTGTTGCAATTGAAATGCGTAATTAGGCGCTAAATTAGCATTTAAATCTGCATTGCTAAATTGATTGGTAAGATACCCTGTGCCTGTTTGTGTTCCTATGGGATTACCATTAGCATCATAAGTTGTAGATTGACCAGGCAATAATGCGCCAATTTGATTTAAAGCATTGTAACCTGCGGCTCTTTGTGGGGCTAATTGAGCATTTTGAGTATTAAATATAGCTAATTGTTGAGCATTTGCTGCATTGGCTGCATTAGCTTGTGTTTGTGCTGCATCTGAAGCAGCGTTTGCACCAATTAGCGATCCTCCTAAACTTAATGCACCACCTATAACTGAACCAATACCCATATAATTTCCTTTTTACAACAGTTTAGTAAATACTTTATCTATAAATTTATAACCCATATATTCAAACAATGCTGTGTTATCTAAATGAACTTTTGTATTATAAATAACTCTATTAACACCTTGCTCTTTAAGTAACGCATCAGCAAACTTAAACATTTTTAAACCAACTCTACCTTTACGATATTCTTTTTTTAAAAAGTAAATATCTTCAACAGCAGTCAAACAAGTTTGATAGTGTAAATGTGGAGTTATAAAGTAAATAATATAACCAATTAATACACCATCATCTTTTACAGTTACAATTTTTAAAGCGCTTTGTTTCCATAAATTTTCATATTTATCCCATGCTGGGTCTAATGGAAACTCTTTTGTAACACTTAATTCTTCATAATGTTCGCCAATTACTTGTTTTAATTGGGGTAAATTATCAAGCCAATTATCGTCTTTATATTCAATCATTCAATTGCTCCATTCAATTGTTAAATTTTAATTATTATAATATGGAACTTTATAGGGTTTTCCGTTAACCGTTATATTAATAAATCCTGCTGGTTTAGCAGGTAAAGTTGCTGTTCCTGTAGTTGCTGTAGATGAACTACTAAAATTAAGCAAGTTTAAAAAGAATTGTTGCCAAGCACGAGTTGGTCTTTTTGTAGTTTGATCTAAAAATTCAGACTGTGGATATGGATTGGTCTGATTAATTCCATAAATACCATTTCCTGTAGCCATTAGTTTTCACCTTCTGAAGCTTTAAGATTAGCCGATATTATAACCGCATTTATAGGGTCTGTAACTACAACTTCAAAAACACGATCCCTAGCCCAACCTAATCTACGCCAGATAGCACGATTTTTATATTTGCCAATTTGTCCAATAGTAGTCCAATGTTCATTTGACCATGTAGAACCGCCATCATTTGACCAACGTAACATAGCTTGTGGATCAGCGCCTACAACTTCATTGTTTAATGGCGTGGTAATGCCTGTTAAACCTACGCCTGGTTGAAATTGTATTTGTAGTTCTTCTAAATACTCACGTTGTAAATCTGTAACAATATGAGGCGCACGTCTAATACGTCTAATTTCATCACCATTATCTGTATAATTTAAAGAGTCTAATTCATAAATTTGGCCATTTTGATAATCGCCCACCATAACTAAACCTTGAAATACAGCAGAACAATTACCACGATGTCTATGAAATACGTTTTGATTGTCTACATATAGCCATTTGTGCCACATTTGAGTAGAAATATCGTAAACCCATGTTAAATCTAATGTAGGAAATGTAACGACATAACATTCATGGCCTTCTAATTGATAAGTCCATGAAATAGCGTCATCTATATATTGGTTTAATAGAGTCTGTTCAACAGCATGAGTTGATATGCGAGTAGGAACATAACCATTCATCATCATAATTTGGCCTTGTCCACGACTATTTCTCGATACATAGGCAAAACTATTGCCCAAGCGTGACATTGAAAATTTAGCCGCTATACCATGTTGAGTTGATGTGCCTGGAACTCTTTGGAAAGGAAAAGGATAAGAACCTACATCTACCCAAACTTCAGATGAAGCTTCACCTAAAAGATAAACTTCACGATGATCTACAATTAAAGATACAAGATTATCAGGAGCGCCATCTTTAGATGAAAAGCTTAATGGATTAGTAATTGGGCTTAATGGATTAGAAGCTGCCCATTGTTGTGAATTTGTTTTATTGTAAACAAAATAATTATCTACAATATCAACTGTATTAGCGCTTGAAAAAGCACCATCGCTTGTAGGCATAATGCTAAAGTTTAGCGCATACATAGTTTCAGAACTAACGGTTTGAGATGAACTTATAACGTATGTTCCTGTGCCGCCTGTGCCTGTTCCAAAAGTAAGTGTTAAAGTAAGTCCTGTGCCAGCACCGCTACTTGATGTAGATACATTATTGGCTGGAACTGATGTGTAATTTCCAGCGCTTGTAACAGTTAAACCTGTAACTGCACCTGATGCGCCAATGCTTGAAACTGTGTAAGTAGCAGGACTTGTTCCATAAACACCACCTAATACTGTTACAGTATCATTTACTGCATATCCTGTTCCTGCAGTTGCAATAGTTTGGCTTAATACTGTTCCTGAACCTAATGCGGTAATAATTGTGCCTGCCGTAACACCTGCGCCTTGAATAGTTTGACCTGGATATAATGTGCCTGAAGTAACGCCTGTAACTGTTAAAGTGTAGCCTGACATTGAAGCTGTAATAATAGCTGCAACTGCAGATGAGTTCATTTGTTCGCTAGAAACAGTTTGTGTGTTGTTAATGGTATAAGTGCCTGTGCCGCCTGTTCCTGTTCCTAATGCTGTAATAACTGTTTCATTTAATACGCCAACGCCAAATAATGATTGACCTACTGCTAAAGAGCCGCTTTTTAATAAAGTAACAGTTAATGTTGTGCCTGAAATAGAGCCTGTAAATACTGCATTGGCAGGATTAGAAATGCGCCATGTATATCGTGAACTTCCATCTACAATATAAACATTTAGTCCATTATCCGTAATACTTACACGACCTGAATTTGTGTTTAATTGACCAACTAAAGTAGGAACTAATGTAGAAGTTAAAACATAAACATATGGCCCAACAACCGCAACCATATATTGACCACCTGATACAGTTCGCATACCACGAACTTCTTGTTTATTTTGAAATACTATTTTAGATGTAAGACCAGGTGTAGGATATAAAGCTACTACACCACGTTGACCAGGTTGCTTTAACGGATCAATTTCAGGGCGAAAATTAATACATTCTTGCGCGTCTTGATATATTGACGGAGCTTCGTATGAAGGGCCAACAAAGCCAAAATCAGCCATTATCTAAAGAATCCCCCAGTAAGTATCCAGCCGGCATCTTTTTGCCTACTACTCAACAACGCATCGTTAAATCTTGCAGATTGAACAGGTTTCATATTGGTGCGTTTAACTGTAGCTTTTCCTTGTGCTGCATAAGCATTAATCATAGCTATTTGCGTAGCTGATGCTTTGCCATACATAGGCATTAAACGTTCAGCTAAACACCAACGTAACGCCATAGAATAGCCTTGTGGAAGGTTTATATAATCGTTTTGAGTAACAAATCTTTGAAATAGCGTATTTACAAACATATGCATTTCGCCTTGAGCAGGATTAGGCCATACAAAGATGTTACCTAAAGTTTCGGCTGGTTGGTAATAAAGCGCTTTAGGCCATGGACCATTTAAAGTTTTTAAACCAATCATTTCGTAATCTTCAACATTTAACACAGCGACTGGATAATCTAATCCTCCATTAATAATAGGAACGCCGTTAGAGTTAGTGTTAATACGAACAAATGAAGAATCGATGTTAAGTGGTCTTTGGTAATATAAGTTAATAGCGGTAGAGGAAACAGTTTGACTAATATTAACTTGATAAGTGCCAAGTTCGTTGACATTTCCGCCTGCTCCTGTAAGCATTTGAACGATTGTAGTGCCTGGTGTAATGCCCGTGCCTGATAATGTTTGACCAATAGCAACTGCACCTGATGATATAGCAGTTATTGTTAAAGTAGTGCCACTAATAGAACCTGTTACATTTGCACCAATTTGACCGCCTGGGCCAATAGTATATTGTGTTTGACCTGGTGTAATAGGAAAGACAATTTCTGTTTTATAATAAGTCATCATATCTTCGTTAGACCATTGATCTAACATATCATTAAGCATATCAAATGCGTCTTGAGCTTCTTCAGGGCTTGGAGTTTCGCCTGCTGCTAATGCACCAATGTCTTTTAATGCTCTTGAGATAATATCTATTGGTTGTGCCATTATATTTCGCCTATATTAATTTTTAATGGTTGCCATGGTAATTGGGCTTTTTTGTTGATTTTCAAAGAAGTTAGCTGATTTTTAAGGTTGTTAGTAATATGACAAACACCATTAATTGTTGTTTCATTTGTGATCCATAAAACAATATCTTCTTCTTTAATGTCAGCTAATGGTTTATTTAAGATTTTATCACTAAACCACCAATTTCCTTCTGTTTCTACAGAATTTTCCTCGTCATTAGCAACAATGTGATATTTAGCATGAGTAATTAACTCATCATCTGCGGTTATTTCAGTTATTTTCCATTCATAATTAATCATTTTTGTTCCTCTGCTGGTTCTGGCGTGTTGCCTTGTTCAATCCATGCTAAATATGCTTGGTAGTCTGTGTTAGCTGAATCAAATGGGATAAAAGCATTATCTTCTAATCTAATAACAGCGTTTGCAATATTACCCA